GGAAATGGAAGTCGCCAATGTCTTACCTGTAGTGTTGTTCAGGATCTTGATGTTGGTACCACTGCCCTGAACAACAATGGTGCCGCCAACACTCTTGTTGCCTTGGTTGACAGCCACCAAGGATGCTGGTGTATAAGCTCCACCGAAGCCGAAGTTGAAGCCTAGGTTGAATCCGAAGCCGGGGAAGACACCAGAGCTATTCGTACCCGAGGCGGACCTTTGCACTGTTCCATACACCACAGGGTCAGCGGCGATCAAGGTAATCTGGAACGGAGTAACATTGAGCCTGTACGCTGCATCCCAGTCGTACTTGAACCCAAGACTCTTACAGAAGACCTGTCGCTGAGAGTTGCCTGGCTCCTTGATGTACAGGGGCTGATCAACCTTAGATGGACCAAAGTTCGCCTTGCACGTATCAAGATACGGCCCGATCGGATTGGTCTGTCCGTAGCACGTGCCCTGAATCGTAATCGTTCGAGGGTCGAGAAACTCTGCCTCGACGATGCCGCCGTCGCGACCGTCGAGCGCCTTGGTTGAAGACCTGAAGGAGCCCGAGTCCAGTCCAGTGACCTTCTCGACGTCGAAGATCGGGTCGTACGAATTAACGGAATCGTTGTTGAGCAGCACACCACTCGTTCCGAACTGGAGAGTGAAGTCGGTAAGAATTGGAGCTGTCATCCCCGCTTCCCCAATTCCCAACCCAACTGTGCAGACTGCTGCACAGGGTTGATCTCGTTCGTGTACACGGTGATGTTCTGTACCACTGGCTGGTTGTTACTACGACCCTTCAGCAAAGCTGCCAACTGCTCCTGCGTGAACACAGCTTCAGGCTGGGACGTCTCGTTGTATCCCAACTTGCCTGGCATCAGCCAGCCGCCGTTCTTGTACCCTCCTGGCTTGTCCATCGCCGTCTGAAGACTGCCATACGCGTGGATAGCGTAGTTCAGACCTGCATAGATATTCGCCAAAGGGTTGTAGACACCCAAGCTCTGGAACGGTCCAGCATAGGCATCGAAGGTCGGACCAATAACCTGCATCAGACCAATCGAAGGGTGACCAGCCTTGGCGTTTATGTCAGTCATGTTGATGGCGTTCGGGTTGCCACCGGATTCCTGACTCATGCGCCGCAGTACGTTGGGAAGCAGGCTCGCTGGCTGGTGGAGCATTGCCAGAACCTGCAAGACGAGAGGCGCGTACTGGTCGACGTTGCCTCCGCCACCACCCAAGCCTAGCAGCGACTTGGCAAAGTCCTCTGCCTTGTGGACAGCGCCGTCAAAGACCTTCTTCGGAATTTGACCCAGTGCCTGACCCCATGAGGTGTTGGCAATCTCCTTGACCTGATCGATCGGACCTTGGAACATCTTCTTGACAGTACCGATCGGGTCGGCGAAGAAGCCAGCAATGCTAGAACCGATACCTGCAAGCCAGCTACCAGCGCTGCTGAAGAAGTCGCCAATGTCACCGATCAAGCCACCGTCAGCGTACCTGCCTGCGCGCATGGCCTCGAGTGCACCGAAGTACCTACTCGTCTTGTCTGCAGGCATAACGTACTCACCGTTAGATAGCCATGCAGGAATAGCGTCATCACGAGGGCCACCCTGGCCAACAACGTGACCACCGTCAGCCAGATGCAGCGGGCTGAGCTTGTTGAGACCGAACAGACCTGCGATGCCATTCCACAGAGGCACGATGCCGTTGTTGTAGACGATGTCGATGACGAACTGGACGGGCTTCTTGGCGATGTCCATCAACTTGTTCCAGATCGTCTCGATCATGTTAATGCCGTCGTTCCAAGCCTTGGTCAGCCAGTTCCAGAAGCTGTGCACAAGGTCGAGGACAGTGGTGACAACCGCATTCCACACGCCGCCGAGAAGCTGGCCGAAGTCCTTCCAGATATTGACGATGAAGTTGATGCCTGCGCTGAAGAGACCCTTCAACAACGTCCAAGCGCCAATAGCGATGCCCTTGATGATCTCCCAGAACCCGTCGAAGATCTCGCCGATGCCATCCCAAGCGCGCTGCCAGTCACCCGTAAGGACACCGACAATGAAGTCGATGATACCCTTGAGGATGTCCCAGATGCCCTGAACAACACCCTTGACGACTTCCCAGATAGCCTGGAAAACCACCTTGATGACATCCCACAGGAAGGTCAGGGCGTCGGCCATGGCATTCAGGTTGGCGCTGACGATATCCTTGATGTACGGCCAGATTTCCTGGAACCAGTCGATGACAGGCTGAATGATCTTCTGCACGTCAGGCCAGATTGCCTGAGCCCAGTCCTGAACCTGCTTCCAAATGCCACCGATGAAGTCTGCGACAGGGGCCCAGGCCTCCATGATGGAAGAGGTAATGTCGGTCCAGAGCTTAGCGAGCTTGTCGCCAATCTGATCCTTGATCCAGTTATAGACAATCAACAGCTTGCCCAGGATTGCATCCCAGACCTGAATTGCAACAGCCTTGAGCTGATCCCAATGCTGAATGACCAGTATGACAATTGCAATCACTGCTGCGATGCCTACGACAATGGCTGCCAGGACTGCCAGGACTACACCCAGCGTAGTACCCAAAAGTGCGGCCACGCCGCCAAGTGTAACAAAGGCACCTGCGACGGCAATCAGGACACCCAGCACCACCAAGATCACGGCGCCGATGGCTACCCAGCGAACGATGTTCTGCTTCAGTCCATCGTCAAGACTATTCCACCAGCCCAGGAGGCCTGACAGGATCTTGATCAGTTCCTGGAGAACAGGCAGTAGAGCTTGCCCAGCAGTGATCTTAAGTGCATCCCACTGGTTCGACAGCAGTTGCGACTGGTTCACAGTCGTGTCAGCCATCTGGCCGTATGCATCTTCGAAGGCACCAGCGGAGTTGTTCATGTCGTCAACGAAGCCCGAGAACTGCTGTGCCGACTGCTGTGTGGATGTGACCAGGTCGTAGAACCTGCGCGCCTGAATCGTACCGCCAGCACCAAGGAACAGCTGCTTGAGGGCTTCCGAACGCTGAGGCGCAGTGAGCTTGTCGAGCTTACCAGCCAACTGTTCCATGACAGTTGACATGTCATTGAAGTTGCCCTTGGAGTCCAAGATTTGGACACCCATAGCCTTCAACCGACCGACAACCGCAGGGTTTGAGAATGCATCCAGGGCGCGACCTGCAGAGGCTGCTGCTCCCGCTGCACTCAAACCGTTTCGGGTCAGGAAGGCCATCATACCTGCAAGCGTCTGGTACGACTGACCAGCACGCACAGCGGATGGGACCGACTGACCCATCACAGACGCGAATTCCTGATACGTACCAACACCCACGCGGTGCAACTGGAAGTTGATGTCCAGGACCTTGTTGACTTGTTCAATTGGGATGTGATACGCGTTCATGACCGTCATGGTCGCTCGACCTGCGGTCTGAAGGTCTAGCTGCCCTGCAACTGCTTCCTTCGAAAAGGCCGTCAGTAGCTGCTCGGACTGTGGCGCGTTGACATTGATGGTTGAGAAGATGTCGAACAGACCTTCGGTCAGGTCCTTGATTGGCGTTGCGGTGTTGTTAGCGACACGAAGAATCTCGTCGCCCAACTCCTGGTTGGACACCTTGGTAGTTGTTACCTGAGTCTGAACACGTGCGACACCCTGTTCAAATTCCTTAGCCGCATCAGTAGCTGTACTCATAGCTTCGAGTGACTTAACGCCAACCGCAGCCATGCCAACACCAACAGTGGTGAGGGCGGCTCCCGTGGCAATCTGTGACTTAGCAGCACTCTGTGCGGCCTTGTCTACACCACCTAGGGAGCCGACCACCTTGGACAGGACGCCACTGATCTCATCCTGGGCACGCATGATGAGGAGGATCTCGCGAGTACTGAGCGCCACGTCATCCTCCTCACTTGGCCCTGTCCGCCTCTGCCTTGTCTGCCTGCGCCTTGACTACGACACCGAATGCTTCTATCCAGAACGGTGCCTGGTCAAGCAAGCCTCCCTCATTTGGAAGGCAGTGAAACTCCTGACACAAAGATACCACAGTCAGTACGTCAGTGACTTCGGTATCACTCTCGAAGCCGCGGCCGCTCCTTAGGACTGCGAGTCGGACGCGGTCCCAGAGTTTCCCTCGTCGTTGTCCTCGAAGTTGTTCATCTGGTCGATACGGGTGGAAATCTCCTCGCCCACCCGCGGGTCCAGACGTGTCACGTCGAAGTCGGTGGCAAGGTTCAGAGGGTTGCCAGAGGCATCGGTCAGGTTGTGCGAGACAACACAGTTCTTGAAGTCGAACAGGGTAGACGCCAGGGACTCCATCTCCATGCTGGCAGTGGTGTTGCCCTGGTTCTTGCGCCTCATCTGCATCTGGATCTTCATGGCGTTCTGCTGGCGAACCAGCTTCTGCCCGAATGTCATCTTGCGGAGCTCCACGTAGCCATCCGGAGGAGCCGACTTCAGATCGAACTTCTCCGTGGAGTTCATGTCCACGACTGCTGCGGGCATTCTCTTCTCACTCTCTAGCTTGAGCTTACGTGACTCGTAGACTAGCGATAGACTCAAGTC